CGATGTCTGCGACTGTGGAGGGCATGGCTTAGAGATCGTCTTTCTGAATTGAGGTGATTTCGTAGCTCGGAAAATCGTCGGCGGTCTGCGTATTGCGGACGGAAATAACCTTGGCCGCGCCTTCGCTGATGGCCCCGGCGGTCACATCGGAAAGGCTGGCTGCGCCACGCCCGCGACGGGTGAAGGTGGTTGTGCCGTAGCCGAGCTTTGTGGCGTGTTTGGTCACGCCTGTTTTGTCGCGGATAGTGACGACCTCGACGCTTTGCTCTTTGGTAAACTCCTCAGTCGTGGAGTTCGACGGCTCGGCAATGTCGGTGAGAGTAATACCGATGGAAGGCATACGCTTGAAACAAGTGTCAAACCGTGCCGATGCCTACCGCGACTTCGGCGGCGTTGACCCAGGCGCGGTCGGTGGTCGAGGTGCTGATTGAGCGGACGTAACGCCCGTTGAAAGTGATGCCGAGCGCCCCGGTGCTGATTGTGGAGGCAAACGAGGTTGCCATGTTGCTCTGGTTTTCCAGCGCCCCGGCAACCAGCGACCAGCGCGCAAGATGGTCGGCCTGCGTCACGGACAAGGCGGGGCTGCGGAGGCTGACGTTGACTGTGGAAAGGTAGAGGTTTCCGCTGGTGTGTTCGGTGTTTTCGGCCTCAACCACGATGGCTGACTTCTCCAGATCCACATCCTCGGCGGTTATAGACTCATGCACCGGGATGACGTTGACGATGCCCGTCACGCCCCGCAGATAAGCAGCCATGCACTTCTCAACGTTCAGCGGGTTCATGGCGTGCCACACTCCAAGATCCACTCCTGCGCCAATGGCGAGAACGCTTGCCGCACGGACATGATGTAATAGGCCTTGCCGTTGATTGTGATAGCCGACTTGGTTGACGGCGGGCCTTGCTGCCAGACGGCAAAGGGATTGTCTTCGGGCAGATCGCTCTTGCGGATGCGGACAACAAACTCCACGGGCGATTGGAAGCCGCCCGATTCAAGGTTGAGTTCGGGTTCGCCCGTGGAAACGACTGCTTGGTAGTCGATCCCGGCATAAGTCACGGTGCTGCCGAAAAGCGCGTTCAGCGTGTCGGCCATTGCCTTGGCAAACTCGGTGATGCCCGCGCGATTCATTGCCCTTGTGCCTCTGTCAAAGGTTGTTCTACCACCCCGACGCGACGGCATCGGGAGCTACCCGCTCAAAGACTGCCCTGCCACGGCGCTCGGCTTCGGGGTTTTGCTGGCGCATATATTCGGCATCCGACTTCGCCCCGGTGAATAGCGGGTGATCGTGATAGAAATGAATGTGCCGCCCGTCCTTGACCACGCCCTCCTTGTAAGCGCGCCAACTCCATTCGGTGTCGCTCCAGTAGCCGTCGAACTCAGGGTTGAAAAGCCATTTGCGCCCCGCGAAATACGACCAGTTGAAGCATGGCAGCACCATGATCTGGTCTTTGCGGAACCCGTCGAAAACGTGCAGGACGGCGGGCTTGCCTTTGTGTGGTTCCATCGCTTGCACAATCTGCTCGTCCCATCCGTGCGGCGGGTAGCAATCGTCCTGCGCCATGAGAACAATCTTGGCCGACTCGGCGGCGGCTTTCGCTGCGGCGTTGTAGTTGGCAACCGCTGACGAATGGCCCTCTGGCACTGCCGCGCTGACGGCGTGGGGATAGTGTTTGATGCCTTCGACCACGGCGGCATCGCCTTCGTTGACCCCAAAGAAATACGATACAAGCTCGGGGCGCGCGGCCCGCTCAAGGTAAAGCTCGCGGATCTTAATGGCCTGCTCGGGGCGGCAAGTAGGATGGCCCACAGCAATGCGCGGGCGGTAGCGTTTTTGGTATTCGCGGCGGGCTTTATCGGCTTCCTTGGTGCGGCCTGACTTGGCAAGCGCGGCACACTTCAGTTCATGCGCCCGCCATCCATAGAGGCTGGCATCGTGAATCCATGAGGCATCGTCAGGATCGTCGTGGGCCTCCATGCTCTTGCACCACGCCACGGCCTTCGACGCATCGCCTCGGGCCAGATGCACCTTGGCAAGCTCGGCATAGCCTTCCCTGCGGTTCGGCATTAGGCGCACGGCTTCCAATAGCGGACGCTCGGCTTCCTCGATGTCTTTGAGCCAGCGGCCAATCGAAAGGTAAGCCAAATACTTTTCTTCCTTGGCGAGATCGTCGCGCCCCGTGGCAACTACGGCGGCAGTCAGCGCCCCGTGGATGTCGCCTTGCAATTCGCATTCGCGGAAAAGGAACCACCATTCGCGCCCGGTGCGCTTGTCCTCGGGGATGGCAGTAAGGATGCGCTTGTTGCGCTCGACGCTGCCGCGCTTGTTCACGGCTGGCATATGCACTACTTGCAACTCCTGGCACCATGCGGCGTGGGTGTCGGGCCTTACCTCGATGTCTTCGTGGATGCAGTTGATCCACTTGTCGTAAACCTCCCGATGCACGAGGCGGATGCGGCGGGCATAGCTGCCTTGCATGGATGTCACATAAGGCGCATAGACGGCCTGCTTGGCGTCCAGCTTCCCCGCTCGTATCTCGGCCAGCACTTCCGCGCCCGTAGGGGCCAGCAAATCGTCGCAATCGGCCCACATAAGCCAATCGGCATCGGCGGGAGCCAGAGCAAAGGCCGCGTTGCGGGCGGCGGCGAAGTTATCAACGTGCGGCCAATCGTTGCCCTCGGCGTTGCGGTATTCGCCAACAATGCAGCCCCGCGCCTTGGCGATGTCCAGCGTGGCGTCGGGCTTCTGGTTGCCGATTGCCCTGACTACCGAAACGGAATCAACGTGCGGCTGGAAGCTATCGAGAAAGCGGGTGATGTAATCCGCTTCGTTTCCACAGATAATCCCGAGGTGAATTTTCGGCACTGACAAAAAGGAAGGGCCACGGCGAGTGGAACCGTGACCCCTTGGGTCGAAACCCTAAGTGAAACTCCCGCCGTTCCACTCAGACGGCGGGAGGTGAACACACGAACCTTAGATGACGAGCGCCATCGTGTTGCTGGTGAGGCCGGGGGCCGCGCCGAACATAAGCTCGATGGAGGCGTTGACCTGACGATTGTTGGTCGAACCCCAGACGTTCCAGTAGACGCTAAGGCCCAACTGATCGAGGGTGACCACTTGATCGCTGATCTGGAACTGCGAGGAAACCGCAGGGTCGATCATCGGCTTGGCCGAGGCAACGCACACCGCTTCACGCGAGCAGGCGAATCCATCAAGACCCGCGACTGCGCCGCTGAACGAATTGGCGTAGTAGACACCTTGGTCGAATCCATACGCGCCATTGTTGAGCGGCAGGAAGTCGGCGTTGGTCGGGATGAGGTTGCTGTAGATCTGCGGAGTGACAACCAAGCCTTTGCTCGGTGACTTGCTGATCGCGCTCCAGAGCGAGGCCAGATGGCCGCTGCCGGGGGTGATGGTGGTCGTGGTGACAGTCGCCGCGCCGTAGTTCACCGTGGTGATGGGCGTGATGGCGATGCTCCACAGCTTGTCAGCCAGCGCATCAACGTTGATCTTGATTAGGTTCTCAAGGCGATGGCCGAGGGCGAGGTCGCTCTGGCTGATGCCGAAGAACTGAACAACGTGATCCAAGGTGACGGTGGCCTTGCCAACGGTCACATCGGAGCCGGGTTCAAAGTTGGTGGGGTTGACCGCAGTAGCGGAAGTTGCGGACACAATCGGAACTTGGATGGTGTCTTTTGCCTTTTTAACTTCAGAACTGAAGTCGCTGGTGAAGAGTCGCAGAGGGGCGAGGCGGTTAGCCAAGACCGTCTGGACTTGATTGGAAATGGTGGAGACCACCAGTCCCGAGTCGAATACGTTAGCCATATTTTAGTTAGGTTGGTTTTTGGTTGGTTTTCCTTAGCTGGTGGCCTTGGAAAGTTTTTCGCGTGCGGCCCAGATGGCGCGCTTGTGCTTCGCGTAGAGTTCGCCAGCGGTCGCGTAGTCCTTGCGCTCGACCGCATCCATCCACTGCGAGACGGGATCGGACTTGTCTTCGGCGGCAACGGTCGGAACGACAGAAGCGGCGGCAACGCCTGCACCTTTTTCAAGGGCGGCGAAGGCTTCTTTGACTTTGGAAAGTTCGGCTTCGGCTGCGGTGGCGCGGGCTTCGACCTCGGCCAGCTTCGCGGCCATGTCGGAAATCTTGGCAACCAGTGAGTCTGCGGTGACGGCGGCTTGCGCCTCTTCGACAACGGGCGCTTCCTCAACGGCGGGCGCGGCTTCTTCGACCACAGGCGCGTCGGTCACGGACTCGACGGCTTCAGCGGCCACAGGCGTTTCCTCAACCACGGGTTCAGCGGCAGGCGCGGAAACCTCGGCGGCTTCGGAGATGACAGTGTTTTGCATCTTGGCCTTGGCGAAAGTGTCAAACCGTGCGCGCATTTCCTTGGCGCTGGCGGCGGCGGGGATGCCGTCCTCGATGGCATCGACAAATCCGAGGGCCACGGCTTCGACCGCATCGAGCCACGTTTCCTCGTCCATCAACTTGGCGATGGCTTTCTCCTCCATGCCGCTCTTCTTTTGGTAAGCGCGGATGAGGTTGGACTTCATGGTGTCCAACAAATCGGCCTGCTTGCGGAGGTCTTTGGCCTCGCCCGCTGCGAGCGTCCACGGGTTGTGGATCATCAAGAGGGCGTTGTCGGCCATGTAGACCGGGTTGCCCGACATGGCGATGACGCTCGCCATGCTCGCGGCCAGAGCGTCGATGTGAACTGTCAACCCGCCTTCGTGACGGGTCAGGGCGTTATAGATGGCGCTGCCTTCGACAATCTCTCCACCGGGGGAGTTGATTCGGAGGTGGATGTGCTTGTCTTTGTATTCTTTGAGTTCGGCAATGAACTGCTTTGCGCCGATGCCGAAAGAACCGATTTCGTCGTAGAGAGAAAGTTCGACCTCGCCGCTTTGGTCGGAAGATTTAAACGCATACCATTTCTGGGCCATGCCTCGGCCCGAGTGTCAAAGGGCGCTGGAGTCGGGCGGAATCGAACCGCCGTCCGCTTCGTCTTCGTCTGGCGAAGCGTCGATATCCTGTATCGACCCCGAAGGCATTGGCGCGGGTGATCCCGGCGCGGGCGGGAACACATCGGTGACGGCCAGCCCCGCTGCTTCGCACTTCTCTTTGCGGCGAACAGCGGCAGCAATCGCCGCATCCTCTTCGGCTTCCTCGTCCAGCCCGTGCATCTCGGCGAAGCGGCGGGTGGACATCGCCCCGGTGCGGACGATCTCGAGGAGGGCTTTGGTGTCGCGGCCGAAGTCCACGGTGGCCCTGGCCGGAGGGATGAAGTCCACCCTCCACCAATCGTCCCGCAGCGGCAGGCGTCCCGCTTGAATCTCCGACCAGACCCAATACTTCCAGAAGCGGCGGCAGAATTGATTGATCAGCCACTCCTGCAACTCGCTGAAAAACACTTGCGCGTCGGCCAGCACATAGCGGGTGTTGGCCCCACCGATCCCGGCCACGCTCCACAGCATCTCGGGCGAAAGGCCAATGCCCCACGAAATGTCGCGGGCGAGGAAATCGAGGAACGCCTGAAAGTTGTTGCCGGGATGTTCGTTTTTGAACTGTTGTAACTTCGTCCCCGGCGGCAGTTGCATGACGCCGCTTTGTCCGTAGAGCTTGTCGAGGGTCACGCTGCCCGTGGCGGCATCCTGTTTCTTCAGCGCGGCACCCATGCCGATCTGCATCGCGTCGGGCGACTCGATGATAAAGGCAGGCTGGCTTGCTAATTTAAAAGTTTGCTTCGTGAAGGCCACAATGTCGGCCATGTCGTGCAGATGCAGGGCCGCGCGCGAGAGCCATGACGGGCTGCGCGTGTAGCCGATGCGGGCGGGGCGGTGAAAATGCAGGATGTCATCCGCCGAGACATCGGTGAAGCTGCTGCGCGTTTCGTCCGTGAGCAGGCGGTATTGCGTGGGCTTACCCATCGCATCCACGCGCACACCGTCCTGCCACTCGTCTTGGGCGAGGCCCGTGGTGGCGTTGCCTACCGACTCGCCGCCGATGAAGCGCATAAGCGCGCGGCCATCCTTGCTTTTGACGAACTGCCCGAAAAAGTCGCCGTCAATGGCAACGTGTTTGCAGATAAAATGCTGCGCTTCGTAGAAATTGACCTGACCCGCCGCGTCGAATCCAAACGCCTCGCGCCCGCAAGTGTCCTCAAACATCTCTTCGGCCTGCTTGTTCCACGCGGAATCTGAGGTGCGGGCGGCGGGTATGATGCCCGTGCCGCAAGTGTAACGCGCCACACCGTCCACGGCGCGAGCGGCCAGCCCGATGTTGTTGTAGAGCCAGCGCGCCTTTCGCATGATGTTGGTGCGCGTCCCGCTCTGAAACTCCTGCCTCGGCTGAACCGTAGGCATATAGATGAGCGTGCGCCCCGGCTGATAAAGCTCGGCAGCTTCAAAGGCTGCGTTTTTCGCGTCCGCTTTCTTGGGACGCCCTGCGCCGGGGCGATAGCCGCCGCGCTTTGATTTTCCTTTGATTTCCGCCACGCACGGGCGGAAGTGTCAAAGGTCAGAGGCGGATCAGCGCCTCGGAATAGTCGGCGTAAACCATCCCTGCCCCGCTTGCTTTGACCGCATCGGCGGGCGGATCAAGCTCGGCAATCAAGTCCTCGACAATGTTGAGGATGTCGCCCTTGGAATATTTGCGCGCTTGGCCCGAAGTGCTGCCGCCTTCAAAGCCAGCGTTGGTGATAACGACCTCCGAATCAGCGATGGCGTATAAGTCATCGGCCAGCTTCAAAAGCTGACTCAGCGTCTTGGTGCGCTTGAGATATTTTCGGATGCCAGCCAACTCGGAGGTCATGCCTCTGCTGGCTCTGTCAAAGGTTGGGGTTCCCCCTCCTGCCCAAAATTCTCCTTGAGAATCTGCCACCCAACATAAGCCAGCTTAACGCAGTCGCCGTAGTGGTCATTCGGCAGCTTCTTCCATTGCTGCAAAGTTCCGCCCGCCGTGCGCTTGGTGATAAGTTGCTGCCCGCTGAGTCCGGCCATGAGCGCCTCTGGTGCGTCCATCGGAAGGCGGAAAAGCGGAGCGCGGCGGCGATTGATGCGCCAATCGTAAAACTCCGTTTTGATGTCGTTGTCGATGTATGTGTAGAGGCCAAGTCCTGCGGGAGACTGAAGGCGCGTATAGCGGACGGGATCTTTGCCGAAGGCGGCATCGCTTCCCTTGCTCGGCCACAGCACCGGGGCCGTGGCATAGCAGACATTGTAAACGCGCTCGGTGAGATAGCCCGAATCGACCAGCCCCCGGTTGACGTTGTATTCCCTGCCCGTGGCGTCCTTGTAGGTAAGGCGAGCGGGATTGCCTTCCTGCACAAAGGCAACAAGGTCTTCGGGCGACAAGACCGTGCCGCAATCAATCGGCGTAATCTCCCCCGCCGTGCTGACGGCAGAGACAACCCAATGCGTTTGATTTTGTCCGGGGTCGGCTCCGAGGAAAAGGAAAGCGAGGTTGTCGCCGCTGGCGTGCGCTGGCACTTGCTGCCACAGGCAATGCGGATCGCGGCAGTCGCGCACCTTCTCCTCTTTCACGTTCACATCAATCGGGGCGTAAGGCGTGGCGAGCGTTGAGTTGTTGAAGTCCTGCACATCGGCGGGCGTGTCCTTGCCTTGCAGGAACTTCACGGCCAATTCACCAAAACCGCAGGATCGCCACGGCGCGTAGAGGCTGTTGAGGTGATAGCTGCGGCGGCCTGCCGAAGCTGCTGGGTTAGTCGCCCGCCATTCCCCCTCGCGCAGCATCCGCGTTTTGTAACCGTCTGTGATTTTGCCGTTGCATTTGGTGCACTCGTAATGCGCCGAGCGCCGCACGGCATCCTCGTTCCACTTGCCGTCAATCTTGGCGTCCTTGTCCCAGCGCACTTGCGTGAACTCGAGGCGTTGCATCTCGCTACAGTGCGGACACGGCACGAAGTAATACCGCTGGTCGCCCGACATGAAGGCCGACCAGATTTCGCCATCCGGCACGGTGGGCGTGCTGGCTTTGACGCGCAGGGCGTTGGTGTAGCTCTTGGTGCGGTTCTCAGCCAATGCCACGGCGGAAGACTCGCGCTCGGTGGCGGCGGCGAACTTGTCCGTCTCGTCCATGATGAGCAGGCCCGCCGGGCGGCTGGCCAAGTTGGCCGGTGAGTTCGAGCCGATAAAGGTCAGCGTGGCGTCTCGGAATTGCTGCTCAAGGGCTTTGAACCGATTGACGTTGCCGGGTTTCAGCAACGAAAGCGGCGGGCAATCGTCCACCATCGGTTGCCATCGGTTCTCGGAAAAGCTGCGGCAAAGGTGTTCGGTGGGCATGACCCAGATGGTCGGCGCGGGATTATTCACCATGCGCCATGCGGCCCCGATCATCAAAATGGTGGTCTTGCTCGTTTGCGACCCGAAGCACAAGGTCAGGTCGGTCACGCGCGGATCGCTGAAGCAGTCCAACGGCTCGCGGACGTAGGGCGTGAGCAATGTGCTATACGGCCCCGGCGTCTCGGTCTGCCGCCGCGACAGGACAATCTCATCCTCGGCCCATTGCCAGACTTGGCGTGTGTCGATGGGTGCAAAGACATCGCGCAGGCTGCGGTCGAGTTGTTCGGTCAGCGTCACGACACAAGGCGCGGCGTCTTGCCCGTGGCATCGGCCCAGCGTTGCAGGCCAACGGCGACATACTGCGGGTCTAATTCAATGGCGCGACATTTTCTGCCAAGTTGCTCGCAGGCAATGAGTGTGCTTGCGCTTCCGCTGAATGGCTCAAAGACAATGCCCTTCGGTGGGCAGCTATTGCCAATGGCTCGCTTCGGAATCTCAATAGGCTTTTGCGTTGGATGCAAATAGGTTGCCCCTGCGTCTCGTTTTATGTGCCACACATCGGATGCAGCGTCTTCCGTCCTTGCGCCAAACCATTTATTCAGACCGCCCCCCTTGGGTTTGTATCCGTGAAAAATGATCTCGTATTGGTTGTGATAACCATTTGGCTTCATGGTGAAGCCGTTTTTCACCCAGATCAAATGGCGAGGAATTTGGCGGCAGTATTTCTCAAACAGCTTGGCATATAGCCCAAGGTTTTGCTCGCCTCCGCAAAAGTATAAGCGCGCGTCGTCAGTTGTTGCGTGGTCACAAGCTATACCAAAGGCAAAAGGAATCGCGGTCTGAGTGATGTCGCCAGCAATGGTCTTGTTATTTTTTCCGCCGCGAATATTCACTCCGTAAGGCGGGTCTGTGAAAACCACATCGGCCCTGTCCTCACCCATAAACTTTTTGACCGTTTCTTCGTCGGTGCTATCCCCGCACAGCAGCCGATGGTCGCAAAGCTCCCAAAGCTGCCCCGGCTCGACGCCCCACTTGGCGCGGAGTTCTTCGGCTTTGTCGATCTGCGGTTCGGCGTCCACATCGCTCGCTTCGGGTTCCTCAGATAGCTCCAAGTCCTGCAAGTCATCCGCGCCGAATCCGATGCCATCTAAGTCCACATCGAGGTCGCCCAAGTCGGCCAGTTCCAGCTTCAGCATCTCGCCGTCCCATCCGCCGCCGAGTTCGGCCAGCCGATTGTCGGCAAGGATGTAAGCGCGCTTCTGTGTCTCGGAAAGGTGCGAGAGGCGCAGGCATGGCACGGAGGCAAGGCCCAGCTTTTGCGCGGCCATGACGCGCCCGTGGCCCGCGATGATGCCGTTGTCGGCGTCGATCAGCACGGGGTTGTTGAAGCCAAACTCGCGGATGCTCCCGGCGATCTTGGCGACTTGGGATTCGTCGTGCTTCTTGGCGTTGCGCGCATAAGGCACGAGGTCGGCGGTTTTGATTTGCTCAATTTGCTGTTTCATAGATTTCGCGGAAGACGGTCTTTTGCAGATACTCCTCAAGGATGCCCAAGGCGTGCGGCGGGTCTTGCGGGTTGAGCCGCGCGGCCAGTGCGGCGGGCGCGGCCAGTAGCTTCTGGCGGATGTCTTGGAAGACGCCCCGATAGGCGCGCTCGGCGGCGCTCACGCTGATCGTGGCCTTGTCGCGCTCCAAGATGTCGCGGAAGCGATCCTCCAGCGCGCTTTGCCGGGAAAGGACGGCTTGCAGGGTTTGCACCCATTGGCGGGCCATCGCGTCATCGCCCGACTTGTGGCAGGACGCCATCTTGCTCTCGCAGAAGCGGCGGGCCAGCCGCACGGACTTGAGCGCCGCGCGGCACTCCTCGGTGCCGTTGGCGATTTCTTCGGGCTGGTCGGCAATGGCGAGGACTTCTTTTTCCGTGGCCGTGTCTTCGGGGGGTTCGGGGGCGGGGGCGCTCTCCACCCTCGGCGGCGGCTCCGTGGCCTGTGGCGGCGGTTTCTGCGCCGACACGGGGCGCTGGCCACTGCGGGCGGCATTGCGCTTACGCCATTCGGCCCCGGCGTCCAAGTCGGCGGGCATCCCGCGCTTGCGCCATCGGTGGATCAGCGACGGGCTGACGCCTTCGTGGCGGGCTTGTTCACGGACGGAGACGGCGTTCACCTTGCGGCGTTCACCCTGTCAAACGCTGGTGAACGCTCAAATTTACACCGAATGACGCCCAAACCCCGATGCTTCAGACGTTTAAGGAGACTCCTTACCGGGGGGGTGCCTTATCAGCCATCCCCAACAGCCACGCATAGCACTCGGCCATCTCTTTCATCGTCTCGGCCACATCGAGGAAGTCCTGACGCTTCCAATCTTTCCAAGCATCACCCAACTCCTTGCGCCATGCACGATACTCAGCGCGTGCAGCATAGGGCGAAGGCAGTGACACCTGACGCTTCTCCATATCAATGCGGATCACCTCATGCGCTCTGATGCTGGCTTGAAACTCGCGTGGGCTTAGTCCCTCGCTCTGTGCCGTGAATAGCCATGTCTCGCGCTCCTTGGGATCAGTAAGCCTCTTGGCTGCGATAAGGTAATGCTCGTTGGTCAGGGCTTCGTGGCGATGCTCTGGTAGGATCTGCCCCATCAGTTCCAGCTTTTCCACGCCGTGCAGTTGAAAGTCCATCTGCCCGACAACCCCATCAACAAAGCTGCGCTCATAGTTTTCGTATCCATGCTTGCGCCAATCTGCCTGCCATATCCCCAACGAATCCTCGCTTGAACGCAGAAAATGCCCAAGCTGCACCCAATCGTCGGGCGTCATGCCTTGGGGCAAGATCAGGGCGGTTTTCGTTGCTTTGACCCCTTGCGGGACGCTGTATTCCATCAGTTGTGTGTTTTTCATGGTAAAATCATGCCGCCCTCGTCTTGCTGACGTAAGCCTTGCGCGCCTCCCGGTATTTCTCACGGGCCTCGTCCGTCTTTGCGTAGGTCAGGTCGTGCAGGTCTAATTCCTTCTCCCAAACTTTCTGCCAATAGCTCATCAGCGCCCGTGTGACACCCAACTCCTTGGCCTTGCTGTTCGGGTTGTGGCTGGTCAGGTGCCGCGCCACGCCGCTTTGGAAGGCCAGCGCCCAAAACATCGTATTGGCATCAGCCGTCTTCTCCCCGAGGAATTGCCCCAAAATCGCCCCCAAGACCTTGGCCTGCATTGATCGGGCCGCATTGTGTTCGCGCTGGTTGGCCCACATCGACACCGCTTGCGCCTGTGCTTCATGCAGCCCGAATTGCTCCATGAGGATTTCATGCTCCGAATCGATCGCCGCCGCCATGTCGGGCGTCTCGCTTTGCCGCCTCAGATTTGCCAAGGGATCGACAAACTCGCGGATGCCCTCCACCTCTGCCGCGTCCTTATCCTGCCCGGTCGGGCGGTGGTCATTGGTTAGCTTGGGCAAACCCTCGACCAAGCGGCGCTCCTTTTCGGGCAATGTCTTGGCCCATTCGGCCACCAGTTGATCTTGCCGCCTTTCGGCGCTCAGTTGCGGCGGGCAGGCCGCTGTCGCTTCCATAGCCCACCAACATTTGTCAATTTGCGCCCGTTTTTTCATGTCAAACAATGCCCATCTCCCGCCTTGCTCGCCGAATTTGCCGATCCCTCAACTTGGCAAAATGCCGCCCAATGCCTTCTGTGCGTTTTTCAGACATCGGAGAGCGGCGATGCCATTTGCAGCAATAGACGCACAAGTAAGCGTCCTGCGCTTTGTTGTCGCCCCCGGCCAAAGCATCAGCCTCCGACTCGTAACCCCGTTTCCAGATGCAAGCCTCCCACTTCTTCACGCCGCCCCCCTCTCAATGCGTTCAAAGGCATACTCGCCCCCACCCATCTGCGCCGCCGCCTTGCCCTTCCACTCGGCGCAAACCCACTCGTAGCGAACCAACCAAGCCATCAAATCCTCGTCCCAAACGACCCTGCCCTTTGCCATCGGCACATCGGCAACTGGCAAAGGTTTGGTTTGATTAACCACCCACACCCCGCTGGCCTCGCGCTCCCGCTCGTAGCGTTGCGCGTAAACCAGCACCATGTCGCCTTCGGTCAATGTGTTGCCGTGCATATCCCTCACGCAGCCCTCCTCGCCTCATTCCCGCCCCGTAATGCCCGCCTGTCGCGTTTTTCCAGCCAAGCCAAGGCAACACCGCCATTGCCCACATCGGCCACGCTCACGGCATTGTCGGAGATAACGCCGTGGTTTTGCAGTTCGTTGAGCACAAGCCGCGCGTCGAGGCCGTGCAGGGCGATATATTGGCGCAGGGTTTCGCTCATAGTAGCCACCCCCTGCAGCTATCGTCGGCCACCATCCTAATCACCGCCCGCATCTCGCGTAATAGCTTGTCCTTGTGCGCCGCTTCTTTGTTCAGCTGCTCAATCTGGCGTATGCAGAAATCGCGCTGGTCTTGGATCTTGTTGCGCTCGCGTTCCAATTCGCGCGCTACGTTGGCATCAATAAGTTCAAGCAGTTGCACGGAACTGTCCGCCTTGTGGATGTGTCGGCGCTCAAGGATCGCTGCGTTTGTTTCCGGTGTGTCGCTCATTTCGCGGCCTCCTCTCGCACTTGCCAAATTGCGCCTTCGCAGAGGCCGCCCATTTCCAACACTTCGACAACCCTAACCCACTCCAGCCAGACCACCTTGATTCTGTCTGGGCGGAAATTGCAGCTTATGAATCCGCCATCATAAACAGGAATGTGCAACGGCAATAGCGGGAAAACCCATCGTTCGCGCGTCTCGCCACAGAACGCTGGTCGGGGAGTCATCCAGTTCATTTGACGGCCTCCAGCGCATCCCGCGCAATTTTCCTCACTGCGTCCATGCGGTCTGGCAGCGTGATGACCCAGTCGCAATCGGCTATGCGTTGAAGCGTAGCGCGCAATTTGTTCCGCTCACGCTCCATGCTTCGTGCAAAGCCAACCGGCACCACTCCGACCTGAACAACGTCGGGAATCCATGTCGGGCGTCTTTCTTCAGCCGCATCCGTCTCGGGTGTCGGCTCGGCCTGCATCCGCTCGGAGGATACTTGGTCAAAGGTTCGGGCCTTAATCACGCCGCCACCTCCACGCCAGCCAACCGCTGCCGCATTTCGCTGATGCTCGCCTTCAGTTGCTTCACTTTAGCCATCGGCTCCGCTTTGAGTCGCCTGTCGAAGCTGTCAGGGATTTGCTCTTTGTTGGATGGGTTCGCGCAGATGCGATCCACCTCTTTCTGTGCGGCTTCGATGCGTTGCTGCAATGACCAGACCGATTCGGGTTTGGCGTGGCCGTTGAGCGGGACAATCGCCCCGTTCGTTTTGGCCCGCGCGTTCTCGCGCCACCGCCCCGCCCATGCTCCAAGGGCGTATTGCCAGTTGTTCACGGGTTGCCCATCGCGTCCCGTCCATTGGCCTGTCGGGGTGATGGGTCGGGCGAGATGATCCATGCGCCAGATGTCGGCTTGCTCGGCGGTCAATCCGACCTTGCGCCCCGCCTCGATGACCTCTTCCCTCGTCGGCTCAAGCCAGACCTCCTCGCGCGCGTCTTCTCCTTCCTTTATCTTTCCTTTATCCTTCCTTTCCTTTCCGTTGGGTGTCAGCTTGGGTTCTGCTTGGGTTGTGCTTGGGTTAGTGCTTGGGTTCAGCTTGGCCCCATTGATGCGCGCTGCTTGGGTCTTTGCTTGGGTTTTGGCGCTTCCACCTCTTTTGCCAGCGTCCCGCTTGGCCTTCACTTCCTCCTGCTTGTCGTTCGGGTAAAACGCCACGCATAGCGCATCGCCCTCCCAATGCCACAGCGCGCAATCCTCGCGCACCTCGGCCAGGGTCACGCCGAGCGTCTGTTGCCATTGGCGATCCTTCCAGCCGCCGCAGCCCTCGATTTTGCCGCCGTTCTCCTGCTCGCAGCAATAGGCCAAGAGGTTGAGCCAAGTGGCCCGCTGGATCGGCTCGCTCCCGGCATATTCGGGCGAGCGCAGGGTTGTTGTTTTGAGGTTTAGCCAGATCATAAAAAAACGCAAAAAACCCTCAGACCCGCCGCCGCTGAAAGTAGGCGCATGAGTGCCCACGGCGACGGATCTGAAGGTTGGTTGTTGACGTTTCTCATGCTGTTTCCCGCTTTCAGACGGGTTGCTGCTGGCCGCGTGTCAAAGGTCATACGCCGCACATCCCTTCGCACTCGTTGCCGAAAGACTGCTCCTCAAGCCAGAGCGACAATTGACCGCGCTCGATGTCTGTTCGGAAGTCCACTTGATCCAGTGGCACAAGGCTCGGATGAAGAAACGGCACGCCTCGCATTCGTTCGGTCTTTGCTTTGACCGCTTGAATGTCCTTCTCAAACTTAACGGCGCGGGCAAACTCCTCTGGTTCTTCGTCTTTGAGCCTCCGCCATTCTTTGTCGGAATGAAATGGGCAATAGACGCAAGCCGAGCGTGGCGGCTTTGGGT